GCCATGGTTCATATGCACGGCAAAAACATCTTCAGTCGCATCTATAGTTTGCAAGCCCCATTTCTCTTTTGCCGCCCACAATAGCCACTGGTCATAGGCCGTTCGTCCTACGGCAAAGGGGGGGATCTCCCCTAATGTTCCGGCCTTGTAGATGAAATAATCGATTGCCGATGGAGCGTGCATGACCACACTCTTTTCATCGCCTCGATCCAAATCCCTCCGCTGTCCCACAATGAACGGCTTCTCCAATTTCATCATGGTCTGCAATGCTCGATGTCCTGTAATACTCAACACAATATCAGAACTAATTTCACAGCACAGAGAATGCCTTGCTTTTGATTCTCCCGCCTCGAACATTGCATTTACCAATGCCGTTCCGTACTCATTATACCCTGAAATCAGAACATGTTCTACGTTTAATTGCCCAGCCGCCCATTTTACACTGTCATCGCCCATCAAAATCACCTGAGAATGGGGCAATGATTTCCACGAGGCGATAGCGCATTCCTGGATGTCGGCAAACTCATTTTCAAATGCACGGCAGTGCGAAAAGAATGAGATCACGGCCAATCCTCCATGGGTACATATGCCAGGATGATATGTTCTGCCTTTCTTGCCGTATGGCGACAACGTGTCAGTGCCTCATCCATCATCTGTCGCGCATCTGCATGATACGTTATGTGCGGAGCTTGGCACTCTCGAATGTAAATCAGCAAAGTTCTTAGATCATCTACTCTAATCTCGACTGTTGGTGTCCCTTGGTTTGTATCGTTCACGGCCTCTTCCTTCCGTCTAGCTCGAATGACATCTTTGCCATCTCTTTCTCTTTTGATTTTGCCATGAAATAGGCTAGGTAATCCTCATGCGAGGCGAAATCATAGTAACCGCTAATCTCCCAGTGCGAACAGCCGAAATTGCGAATGGCGGCATTGAACATGGCAGTATAGGTAGGGGACGGCTCATCGTCATCCGTTATGCTCCTCCAGAACTGCACACACTCATAAGTCCAGGTCAGCACCCCCCACGCCTTATAGGGAGGAGCAGTTTCCATTTCCGACAACGGACGTTTGTTGACAATCTTTCTGTCGAGCACCACTCCAAACCGTTCTGGCATATCCGTTTTAAAGAGGCCCATTGCAAAATCATAGTTCGGATAGTAGGCAAAGGCATTCTTGTTGTAGATGGTATCGGGCATGCTGAAGAAATACATGTCTGCCGGCCAGTCGAATGTGGAACGGACGGCTCCCCAAATATCCCCCTGATATTGTTGGATGGTAAACCAAATGGGGATGTCTGCCTTATATTTATCCACATGCGCCGCGATGCTGGGCAATTTCTCCAGGGATGTGACGATGAGGATACTATTGCAGGAGAGCATCAGGGCTTCTATGCTGTGGTCGATGAGAGCCATTCCTTTACCAAGCGGCATGAGTTCTTTCATCATGCCGCCCCATCGTTCTGCCTTCCCAGCTGCTGGGATGATGCCGAGATTCATTCTCTTATCTCCTCGTTCAGATAATGCCAGGGTAATTGATGCGCCGCCAACCATTTACTCATGCATGCTGGGTGCGTGCCGGTATATTTTTGGATGGCGCCCGTTTCCAGTTGTTCTTTCATCTTGAAATAAAAGGGCTCGACGATGGGGATACGTCCATCTTCCAGCCCGTCCCCATCCTTGTACCATGCATCATGCTTTGCCATATAAGTAGCAACGGCTTGGGCGCGGCGGCAGCGGCTATAATGCAAGATTGGTACATCTAATTGAATAAAATGCTTCCCGTGCGCTCCGTGCGCCATTCCCCTGTCGTACTCCATATTGCAGGCAGCACACTTCACTTCACTTTTGGGATCGTTGCGATTCTTCATCTTGAATCCAGCGGAACGTCTACCCAACCGTGTATTTCGCCATGGCTTCGGTTCCTTGGTAACGTAACTGCTTGTGCCATAGAAATGCATGAATGGGAAGTTGATCAGTTGTGTACCCGGATTGTCCATCGCTTCTCGAATCTCATCATAGTGCATGGGGTCTATCACTTCATCCAGGTCCCACCACCATAGCCATTCTGCATCTGTGCAGCTAGCCGCTTTGTTCCACCACTTTTCTTGCCACAATGTATCGAAATGAAAATGCATGGATGCGACAATGACACCGGGAGCCAACCAGCGTGCTGTTTCGTTGATTGCATTCCACGTTCTATCCCGGCTATTCGGGTCTACGACAATCACAACTTCGTCCACAAAAACGAGAGCCGATTCGATAGCCGCCTGATAGGGATAGTCTAGAATTTCCACATTGCTGGCTCGAAACAATGCCGCAGACTTATCTACCACAGCAATGCCCCTGCTATCAGTCCAAGAATGAATCCCCCGGTAAATATGCCACACAACACGAGATATGCGGCGCAAGTCAATGTGTCGCTATACGTCCGGTCAATCACATTATGCTCCCTATATCAAAGCCCAGTAGCTTCTTGATGAATGCAGCCGTCGCCAACGGTCCTGCTATCTGGGCAAGTGTTGCACGCCCTTCCTCTACATCCTCTCTCATACGCCTGGCTACGGTGGATGGCTTTTCTGTCATAGTATAGTAGTAGGTGCAGATGCATTGCGGATGAAGTGGTATCCGATATTTATCCGGTATATCATCTTTGGGGAACGGGGAATCTTCCGCAGCTATATCGCATATATCATATTTGGGATGACTGCCACTCAGCCTGATCCCCATTCCTGCAACAAAGGGATTGGCTAATGCTGCTCTTTCTTGCGCCTGCGAATGAGCGCGTGTAGTCTCTGTCCTTGCCAGGCGCATGGCATCAAAACTGGCATCTTTCCCATACGGGCGTCTTGTGCGCAATGTGCGACCTGGCTGCAAGAATTGTTCAAGCTCCTTGGCCATTGCGGTGGCGTCACGCCCTTTGCGAATACTCTCATCCAAAAAGATGTCTATCTTCTTGCGGGTGGTATTCGATGTGTTCCAGACTCTATCGCTCAACCGATACCCGTTCTTGTCCACCCAGCTATGGGAGGGGTCATAGCCGGCAAATGGGTTTATCTCAGAAATGATCTCCATCTCGAAGACCGGCTCTCGAACAGATTGCAGAACAGAGGCGAATTCGGGCGGCAGATGGCGTCGCATGATATCTGCCTGTTGTTCCACCGCCAGTCGCGTCACGTCCTCGATACTGCGCCACGCAACGGACATAAAGGGCGCCAAGGGGACTAGCCGCCCTTGCATGAAGAGAAACGGGGCACGAGTTCCGCCGGCTCCGGTGCCGATGAACATGTTCTCGATAGACTGGCCTATCTCCACTTGCAGGGGCCTAGTTTGGCTAGTGGGGATAATGCCCTCGCCATCGGCTGCATTCAGCAAAGCTCGTTGTGCCAGATTGATGGAGCGAGAGAACATGCGGTCTAATTGCAGTTCTTGCTCTCTCATTATGCCGAGAAATTGAGACAGATAGGTTCTTGCCATCAATTTCTCTCAGTCTTGGGCTTGCTACTCGTCGTCGTCTTAGTCCTTGTCCGTTTCTTGTATGGCCCTCTGGTTGGCTTCACTCTCTTGTCGATACTTTCCAACAACTGGATGATACGATCCAGCCTCGAATAGAGTTCATTCTGTTGCCCTTGATTCATTTTCTCTCTCCGTTCTAGGGTCCGTCTGGGCGTGTTGGGTCGGTAGGTCGTTGATATTCAGGGTCGTCACTCAATAATCTACGATTGAACTGGTTGGAATCTCCGTCTGGGAACAAGCGTTCTTGTTCTGCATCCATCTCTTTTTCTGCGGCTTCCACTGCCAGGGCCGCATCGTCTACCAGATTGAGCAGTTCCAGGGTCGCTTGTTTGGTAAGTATGTTGTTTTCCAGCGTAAATCTCAATTGCTCCAGCAGCATGGCGGCTTCCACAGGGAGCAGCTCAGGCCATGATACGGCCAACTCATCGACCACAATCTTGGGATCTACTAATTTCTGGGTGATAATCCACAGTTCACACATCTCCCGAATCCACTTTTCATCAGACCCGCGCATGGCCTGCACATCTTTGGTCCATTGGGTGAGTTGCGTATCTGTAGATGATCTGCCGCTCGATACTTGGGTGCCCCAAATCCATTCGGGAATGCCCACATGTTCCAGCATCATGTAGAAAAGTGTTTTCAGTGCTTGCTGCGTGTCTGCGCTAAACCCAACAGGTGGTGCGACGAAGAGGGCGTGCCCTCCTTTGCCGATGAGCAAAACAGCATTTTCATCGATATTCAACTCTTGCCTATCGACAAGATTGCCATCCTTATCTTTGTACTGGCTCGTCTCAGACGGCTCATTGAGATTGATGACCGCGGTGAGATCGTCTAGCCCTTCAATGGCTAACATGGGGGCACCGAGCAGTTTCACGCCATCCAACTGTTTGAACACCACCTCATCGTACTGGTCATAGAGAGGCACCAGTTGTTCATGCACGGAATGTCCATTTGTTTCATTAGCAGACATGCCATAGGCCAGATGCACGATGGGAATCCTGCCGAACAGATTCGAGAATGTGAACGTCTCTTCCGCACCGCCAACATTCTTTTTGACGGTAATCGTTCGTTGCTCGGGCGTATATCGATCGACAATGGTCGTCTTTTCCGTCTTGGTGGTAATCTCGACAGCGATAATGTCCCGATAATCCAATTCGTTGCGAAAGACTTCCACGGTGTCGGGAGATGGCACACTCAGCGACCCATCGACATTGACAACCACATATTGGTCGCCCAGCCCAAATTTGTCCCTCACCACTTGCAGGAGAGTAGGCAACTCTTTGTTCAGGAAATCGGCAAGTTGCGCATCGGTATAGACTCTCGGATCATCTTCGCTCTCTTCGTCGCCGGCCTCTTGCAATTTGACGAATACTCCGTCACCCATGGTCCAGCTCGCATAGATGTTCTCTATCCGTTTGGCGAACAGACTGCCCAGCGCATAGCCCCTGGCCTTGCCCCGGCGCAACTTATCATAATACTCATAGTCAGGAATTGTTTCGTCAACTGTTTTGACGCGCGTCCTGCTTTTGAGGAAAGATACTTGTGTATCGCCCAGAACAGTTCTGCCGATAATTTCCTGAATAGGTTCCTCGGCGGCGGATTCAATTGCGAAGAATTCATCGATTCGTTCTAATATATTTGCCATGCTCTTTATCTCCCGCGCCTGCCGATGTCTGCATACCTGTCTGCTTTTTTCTCTCGACTTCCGAACAAGTCTACGGAATCTTTCAAGATTCCCACTCTTGTTGGATTCGCTTCATCCACCATCAATTCGGTAAGAGCCCAAACAAGAGCATCCATTCTATCTGGAGACTTCTCGCCGGGCAGCCATGTCATCATCTGGTCTTCCAAGTCGGGATATAGGCCAACATGATGCACTCTACCTTGCGTATACAATGCGGCTATGGGCTCCGCTCTGGTAATCTTCCCTCTGCTGGCCCAAACGGTTGACACATTCACCGATGGGTCCTTGGTTTTAATCGCATGGGGTATCCAGTCTCCGCCTGCATTGCGCTCTACGACCACGACATCTGCCTGATGGGTATGATAGGCGTTGATGGTGGCGGCTAGGCGGGCGTCTACAGAACCCAGCATGGATGCATCATCGATGACATAGGCATGGCCATTTTCAGAGCGGCCGGCAGTCACGATACCTGCCTCATCGCTGCCCTCATGAGAACTGGCGGGCGGGTCAAATGCAACCACCACACGCACCAACTCCGGCGCTTCATGCACCCTGCCCTCATCGAGAACATCGATATTCCAAAGAGCGCCCGGCACATCTTCCAGCACCTCGGCTTCTAGCTCTTGGCGCCCGAGTCTAGTTCCCTCATACTTTTTGACAATGGCATCCAGGAAAGCGGGAGCCAGATTATCTCGATTCTCATAGGTGCTGCCGCGCGTCACATAAGTGAGTGGGTCGGCAATGAGATTGCGGATAATCTTGGTGGGTCTTGGTGTCGTGGCGATTGCCACACGAGGCTGCGAACCCAGGCGCAGTCCAAACATCAACATGTCCCATGCTTCCTGGTCATATTTCCATGCCGCCACCTCATCTGCTATGGCCCAATGCTGTTGTGGCCCTCTGAGTCTATCCGGTTTCTCGCCGGACCGGATAAGAGCTATCGTTCCATAATCGGGCCACAGCACTTGTGACTTGCCCGGCTGATAGACAATATTTACACCGGAATTCAGCAACCCGCTCTCGCCC